GTATAACACCTCGTCCTTCCAACCCAGGTTGTTTAGATTGTATTGCTTGTTGTCCCAATGATTAAGTTCTTGATCTGCAAGTGTCTTGAATCCCTGTTCCCTGTCTAGGTATTTGTAGTCCAACTTCTCGAGCTCGAACTGTGCCAACCACATGAACACGTCTTTGATCTTGAAGTCCTTGCAACTGTAGACATCCAACTGTATCAGATCCAATTCAGTCCATGAATGGAAAGTTATTGAACTGGTTGTTATGAGTGCCGTTGAACTCCATCCCTGGTTGCCTGGTTCCACGCAGTATGCTGAATGGGGTCCGGACATGACCTCCATGTCTATGTTTTTGACGAGATTTTTGATCTCCTCGTCTAATCTTGAACTTGAATAACTGTAAAGCGGAGGTAGTTTGACCTCAGCCCTTATTAATAAGTGTTTGTGGACTAATTTTGGATTCATTTTTTTTATTTCCCTTCCTTGCTTTATTTAATGTCTCCAGATCCTGCTGTATCAAAATAGGTGCAGGTGCTGAATGACCCTTGTATTGTGGATGCGAATAGAGCCACTCTTCTCCTGGCCTGTCCTCGTTCAATCCGTAGTGTATCTTGCACAACAACCTACCACTTGCGTTTGGATGTAGCCACATCCTTGCCACGTGATCACCCAGTGGTGTGATCTTGCTTGGACCACGCCATCTTTGGATGTCTATCTTCTGTTTGGCCCAGTATGCCTTGCTCCAAGGACACACTCCTGTGATTGAAGCAAAGTATTCTGTCCAATTAACCTCTTCGTCCATAGATGTTCTTTGGTTTGGAAGTCTTGTTCTTGTTGGTCTTTCTCATAGAACCTTTACTAGAACCTGCTTTCTTACCGCCTCTTTTTTTCGCTGGCATAACATTCTCCTTTATAGTTGCCCACCATCCGCCCAAGCCCTTAAAAAGGGCCTTCGCCTTACATTCACAACTTCTTTGCATCCGTCGTGACATCTTATCAAGCATTCGCTCAATATCGTAAATCTTAACTTTAAGACTTCTATAATTCTTGTGGTGGTGTTTGTGTTTGATCATTGCTAAAAAATTGTTCCATCTCTGGATGTAGTTGTTTAATCTGTTCATCCGTGTAACCTTCTTCTACCATTGATCTCATGTGCTTGACTAGGTCTTCCACACCAATGATTGGTGGGTGTTCCATGTCGGTGTTCAGAGGTTTTTGTGGTGTCTGCATCTCTATCAACTCGTCTTCGTCTTTAGCAATTATTTCTTTGATCTTGTTTTTTACTATGTTCACTATCTCCGGATCAGTGTCTGTGACGTTCTTGACCGTCTCTGAAACTTTCTTCAATATGTCCATGTCCATGTTCTTGTCTCTGACATTGAAACTTGTTGGATACTTGATGGATCCTGTCCATACCTGTCCTTGCCATTTCGCGAAGTTCCTCCATATTGATTCTTCCGCAACTTCAAGGTTCTTGGCCTTCTCTGACAGTCTAGCATCCAGTGTCGTGTATTCCGTCTGCATGGCTATGCCACTCATCTGTCTCGTCTCTATGGCCCTGATGCTTCCAAGCATGGCCATTCTGTCTATGGACTTCACCGTCTCCCTCATGGTGCTCAGGATGGCTTCTAGGTTCTGTCCTGATGGTTGCAACATATAAGGTTTTAAATTTGGATCAAGTTCGTTTGGCATGGTGATGATCGCACCCGCACCCGCACTTGCTTCTGTCTCTGGTGTCTTGACCAATGTTGGGTGATTGGTTAATCTTATCAGCTGTTCAACCTCAGCACTCATGTTGAATAATGAAAGTTGTTGTTCCGCGATGGATTCAATGTCTCCTGAACCTATCCCCCTGATTGGTGTCCTGTGTGAATAAACCCAAGTGGCTGGGATGATGCCCAACGGATTTGGTTTCACTGATACTGTTTCCCTTACACCATCTATGGAACCTTCTATTGTGTCCAGTGTGATCGTGTCGTTGGTCCAAGTCCTGACATAATATTTCGTGGAGTTCACTGTCGTCCTCTCTTCCTGTTCAAGGAATCTAACGAACCTTAATCTGTAATGTCCTGACTCCAGTCTCTCCCATTCCCAATCCAACACGTTCTCTGGTGTGTAGATTGTTGCGTATGGTCTGATGTCTTGGTCAAGCTCTTCTGCCCTCGTGCCTGCAACGCTCTCTGGTCTGTCGATCAATACCACGCAGTGTCCATATATTGAACTCTGTATGTTGACGTCTCTCATAAAACTCTCCCAAGTCCTACCTTCCATGTCTGCGTCTTCTAGGAAATTTTCAACTTCCTGTGTTCCTTCCAAAGAACCAAACTGTCTCTTGGGTTCATTTCTAAATAGGAAAGAATTATATATGTGTATAATAGATTTACAATGATTGTCCACTGCCGTGTGATTCAACCTGTTCAGGTAATCTGAATCTGATTCGAAAACATAACGGGTAAGATATTTCCCCATCTTGAATTGAGAACCACCTAGGTAGCTTCTCTGCAAGAACTTCCATCTTCCAACGTGATTTGTGTATTCCGGGTGAAGTGGTAGATTGCTGATTGGGTTGCCGTCTCCGGCCATTTGTCCGTCTATGTTGTATTGAACCATTATTTCATTGCTCCTGTTCTAACTGTGAATCTCTGTGGCTTGCTCCTTGCAATATCTCTTGTAAGTGGGTATAAAAAAGAAACCAAATAACCGAGTGCATCCATGTTGTGATCAAATCCTTGTGTTTTATCAGGCAAAGAAGTTCCCTCCTTGTAGACCTGTTTAGTAATACTATTTAATAGATTTCGACACTTGGAGTGGATGATTACGCCTCTGAAGCCAGATGCCGAACACAGCTTGGAGTTGACCGAGTTCACCCTGTCCCTCACTGCCATGTGTCTGTTAGGCACCTTGCAGACAAACCCGGCGTTCTGCAGTATGCTTAGATCCGTCTTGCCACCCGCTGATGTCTTCCTCTGTCTCGATGCTGGGTCTGGATATGCTATCAGTTTCTTGTTCTTGTATCTGCTGTGTATCTCCTGCACCAGTTCGTCGGTGTTTGAACTCCATATCTGTATCTCATCAAAGATATACAGCTTGTCGTCCTTGAGGTAGGACACCACTGCACTCATTGGATCCAAGTTGAAGTCCATGCCAATGTGGAACATGGTCTGTTCATCTGGCACTTCGAAATTCTTAACGTTGTGTTCCATGTTGAATCCGTAGTATATCACACCTGAATAGGTCTCCCATGTTGCCTCGTATTCCTGTCTGTATGTCTTGAGGTCAAGGTCCTTCTTGGCTTGGTCTATCTCTTCCTGATCAACCCATCCACCTTCTACTGTTGTGTATTGGTGACTGCCCCATTCCTGTTCTTCTGGATTCTGTCCCCGTTGATACAGATCATAGAACCAATTCATTCCCTTGGGTGTTCCTATGAACATTGCCCTGCCCTTTGTGTCTGACAGTGTTGGTCTCAACACAGTGGTCCATGCTGATTCTTCAATGTCGGCACACTCATCCATCACCAGGAAGTCTATACCAACCCCACGCAGTGAGTCTGGGTTGTCTGCACCCCTTAAACATATCCTTGATCCGTTCTTCAATGTTATGGTTAGTTCTGCTTCGTTAATCTTCTTGACCCAACGCAGGTCCTGTAAGATCTGTTTTAATTTTATCCATGATATCTGTTTGGCCTGTCTGTATGATGGACAAACTATCCAGCAGACCCTACCCGGTGTTCTTGCCACATAACACACTTCTCTGATTGCTAATGTTGTCTTTCCAAAACGCCTGCCGGTCACTAACACACGGAATCGTCTTTCGTCCTGTGATACTATTGTCTGTGGTTCTGATAATTTCATTAGTTTGCCATGTTGTTTAATATATTTACTATCAAACAGTTATGGTGCTACTAAAACAGTGGGTGGAATTATTTGTCTGTTTCCCAAGGAAGTGGTGCTGTGTTCTCTTCGTCTGTGGGTGTGTCTTTCTGATCTAGGTATTGTTTGCCCATCCAGATAAGCATTCGGACATCGCCCTGTAGTGCTTTCTCCATCTGTGCTCTCCTCAAAGATCTCTTGCCTTCTGAACGACCCTTGTCGATTATACCTGAATATCTTTTCTCGAGTGTTGTCACACTGGTGCCCGCCACGTCTGCTATCTCTTTGTATGTGCAGTGTAGGGTGGCTAGTTTGAATATTAGATCCCTGTCTAGTTTGTAATGCTTCGGTGCGTCAGCCATTATGCTTGTTTGTCCTCTACCACTATCCTGAAATGTCTCGCATCTGTGTTGCCCTCTGATGTGACTACCTTGGCCCTGATG